TGTAACAATATCCTGACCAGAGAGTGTAATCGCCTCTGCATTTGCAAGTTTGTAATATCTAAAGTACTGGTTGCCGATAGCACCATAAGCACTATTGAGGGAAATCTTCTTAGCCATCTGGATATTGTTACACCTTGCAATTTCTTTCTCAAGATTTTTTGTAGGAGTCTTTTCATACTGCTGTTTTGCAGCAAGCATTTTCTTTTTAAAGATAACTCGATCACCATACATCCTTTCCATTAGTTCTGGAAGAATTCCCCTAACGTCCTTACGGTACATTGCACCATTAGCACATACAGCACTATCCTTATACAGTTCAAAATTAGTTTCTTTTTTAAGAATCTTATCAACCGAAACATTAGGATGCCTGTTATCCAAAAGAGTTTCTGGTGAAATATTGTATTGCATAATCAAGTGAGGATATAGAGAGTTAAGATCAAAACTCACTACCCAATCGTAAACTCCTGGAACAGGTTCTTTTACATATGCGCCAGCATACTTTTCACTCTTCTCACTCTTGTCCTTTGGCGGAATTACAATATCCCTTTTCTTGAGATAATTGTAGATGATATTATCCCACATTCGTACTTGAAAGAAAACATCACTATAGTTTACCTTAGCATCATATGCCATAGTAACTGCAAGTTCAATAAGTTTCATCTTGTCTTCCAAACGGTCAACAAGTTCCACGTCAACGATGTTATACTCTACAAATTTTTGCCAACCGTGAGTATAAAAATCCTTAAAGGTATCAAACTCAGAGTGATCAAGTTTCTTTTGCCCCAGTTCTACATTTGCAATGTGATCCAGTCGGTATGATTCTTGTGCCTTATAAGTAAACTTCTTATAAAGATCAAGATAATCAAGTTGAGAAATTCCACCAACATCGTAGCAAACTTGCTCACGATTATTTGAAAAAACTTCTTTCTTGGTAATTAGACCCCAAGGAGAAAAACTCTTCATTCGTTTCTCACCAAGAACTCGATTCAATCTCCCACAAATATAAGGAACATCATAAAACTGAATATTCCAACCCGTAATTACCTCTGGAGGATTATTGTCCCAATAATACAAAAACCTATTAAGCAACTCATACTCTGATTCGCAAAGATGATAGGTAACATTTTCTTGCTTATTAATAAAAGGACGAGTTCCCCAAGTAATAATTTTCTTATTAGAATAATCCTGTACTGTAATCAAAAGAATTTCTTCATCACAGTTTTTAGGATCTGGAAATCCATTCTCAGAAGCAACCTCAATATCAATCGTAAAAAGTTTAATCTTAGTTATATCAAACTTAATCTCATCTTCGGGATATTTGTCAGAAATATATTGATAAACATACCTATCATTTCCATAAATTTTAAATCCATCTACGTTATCATATTTCTTATAAAAATCCCTACAATCTCTAACCGTGCCAGGAATAATTTTTTCTACATAATCACCTTCCAAAGTCTTATAATTTGTTTCTTTTTTTGAAGGAACGAAAAGAGTGGGAGAATATTCCTCCTTAAACATAACACTCTTTCCATTATCATAACCACGAACTAGAAACTGATTCCCGATCATTTGGACGTTAGTGTAAAATTTCATTTAATAAGATCTTGGTACTTTTCAAGTATTGTTGGTTTTGGATCTGCAATGGTAAGAATCTGATCGGAACTAATCATAAAAACATCCTGATTAACAAACCCACAAAGGAATGGTTCCATTGTTTTATCATTCCTGATAACAAAAGGTTTTATAATCTTACAATCAGGTTCTCCCAATTCAGATCCAACTTCTTCAATCTTGCTGATCAGAATCAGATTGTTCGTCAATGCTAGTATCTTTATCATTTTTCAAAACCTGCTTTTTGTACATATCTGTGATTTTATCTACTGGTTCCACAATAGTAACAACCCAATCGGAAGGAATGGGAACTGTAGATTCTTTAGAAATTGGAATCCAAGGAAATAGTGAAACTTGAAAGGATCTATCTTCACTTTCTCCAATATCAGATGGATTTTTCATTCTAATTGTGCAGGGTTTTTCCAAAAAATACCCAACAACTTTTTCTTCAATAATCATTTCCTTAACGTCGGAAATAATATCTTCTCCAGACTTAAGTAAAACCAATTTTACAGTCATAAATTTTCACCTTTACCAAGATTATTTTAGCAACAAAAAAGGGAGGTGTCAACTGGATTGTGCCAGTTACCTCCCCGTCTGCGCCGACGATATTCAGTTATATTTATTTACTTTTTAGGTGTGATGAAGAATGCTCCTCCCATTACAGCAGAAAAGATTGTGAGTGTTGCTAAAATTCCCATTTTTCAACAAGTATTATGGTAGCGTATTTGCGATAGGTACACCAATAAAAAGAGTCATCAGTGTTCCAAATACTAGGGTAGTGGCGGTGTAGTTCATAGTCCGTCCTCCAAAGCGCATATTATATATTCATTATGTATCATAGTGATACAAAAGTCTGTAACTACTGCTACTGATCGATACTCAAATGTTTTGGTTTAAAGATAATCTTTACGTTGATGGTGCTCTGGAACGATCTTTCCTAACAAAATTGTCAGAAGCCCATCCTCAAAAGCAACTGATCGAACTTCCGTATCATCACTGAGTGTCCATGCTCTCGTAAAACTCCGTTGAGCCAAACCTTTGTGGAGATAATTCGTTTCCGTTTCTTTATCCTCTTTCTGACCCTCAACAAAGAGTTTACCATCTTGGGTGTAGACATAGACTTCCTCCTTCTTAAATCCCGCCAATGCAAGTTCAAGTCGAGATTCTACGTTGCTGACCTGAACTAAATTGTATGGTGGATAATTTGACGTGGTTTCATGAAGTTTAAACACACGGTCAAAGTATTCATCTAAACCAATACTATTTCTATTTATCTTGTCCATTAGAGAAGACAAGTCAGCACTAGTATACCTTGTAAGGTTAGTCATTATAGTAGCTCCTTTTTAAGCGAGTTTGTGTTATGTGGACCCTTTCGGCATCCAATACTAATTATACAAGAAACGAAAAAAAGAGGTATCGGAAAAACCGAACCTCTTTTTATGGTGTTCCGACTTTTGTAGAGTGCCGCACGAATGGCACATCTTATTTATTCGGTTTCTACTGCCTTTCCTTTCTTACCAATATTATACTTCTGTTCCAGAATCCAGTCATTCTTATCCTTATAAGCAAGAACTTTAATCTGGTTCAGTGGGGCAATATCGAGAGCAGAATCTTCATCAACTAAAGTAATCAAACCCCAATCAGATAGAAGTCTGGCAATTCTATTCCTGCGCTGGACATCATTGACTGTAAGGTTTGCGTGCTTACCGTCGAGAGCAAACAATTCCTTAAAGTGAACAAGATAATATCTACCTTGCTTGTGTAGAATGTGGCAACTCTGATAGAGTTTCTTTTCCTTTCTAGAAGCAACTCCAATACGAGTTAGAGTTTCACGAACCTTTAAAAAATCATCAGGTTCGTTAAGAGAAACTTCTACCATCATATTTGGAGACCATTCTACCTGAGGCTCAATCGTATTTGTCATTTTTTTCCACCCGTTTCAAGTCTTTTCTCGATAAATTCAAGTTGTTCTTTATTTATAATTCTTAGAGCTTGATTGGCTTTTTCATTACTATAACCATAATATTTTTTAATTGTCTCCAAATCTTTTTCCTTATTCTTTTTCATCCAAGGAGAAAATCTCTTTTTCTTACGGAGAGCATTCAGATAAAAAGAATATTGCATATCTTTGGGCAAGTGATGATTCATATTCATCTCATTTGCATAAAGAACGCAATCAATATGACCAGACAAACACCTATTGATAATATAAGGTGGATAATCTTTAATTTCGTCAGATAAATCTTCTTTTGTAAAATTAATAGAATTCAACCAATCTTTAAGTTCCATAATCAAAATACTGCTGTCACACTTACAACTTTTGCATTAGGATTGCGGGCAAGAGCAACTTGCCGCGCATCCTGATAATCTTTGGCAATTACTTCTTCTTTGAAGACCGTTCCTGCCTTATACAATGTTACTAGGCATTTCATAATTAAAAAGAAGAAGTTCTTTACGCCCCTTTTGATCTCTCATATATTCACCAACAGACCTCATTGTATAGGTAAGGTCAAATTCGGCAGCTTGCCAATTAGTGAAACGATCCTTTACAAGTTGATCTGAATTATAACTTACTAACTGAGGCATACTGCAAGCAGAGCAATCAGTAGCAAACTTATCATGATCAAATCCTTTGTGCATAGACCCCTTTTTGCCGTAGAGGTTATCCTTAATGTCATAAGGAGGATCAAGATATACAAAAGTGTTATCTTCAGCAGTAAGAAGATAATCATATGAATAATTTGTTATATTCCAGTGCTTAATGATTTCAGAATACGAAGGCAATTTTTCGATCCCCCGCAAACTGAAGTTACTGTTGGATGCCTGCTCCGAAAAAGATGAACTTTCTGTGAGACCACTGAAAGAACACTTATTAACAATATAGAAAGCCACAGCACGATCAATGCTTGGCAAACTTTTGTCATTAACTTTCTCCTTAGATTTTAGAAATAAATCTTTTGCTAATGTAGGAGTGTTATTAGAAAGTTTATAATCAGATAATTGCTCTTTGATGTCATCACCAAACATTTGGAGTTGTTGCCAAAAGTTTACAAGAGGTTCGTACAAATCATTCACCCAAATATTTAGATGTGGATATTTTTTTGTGACATGAATTGCAACACTTCCGCCACCCAAAAAAGGTTCACGAAATTGTTTATAATTTCTCAAATCTGGAAAGTATGGGTCCATCTTAGTGCAAGCACGAGACTTGCCACCAGGATAACGAAGTGGTGTTTTAAGAGACTTATCAGTAATTATTGCCATTTAATCACAGAATAATTTTCTTTGAAGATGAAGATGGAGTTACAATGTTTGAAAACATTTGCTTATATTGATCTTCAACCTGCTCTTGAGTTTCTGCAATAAAAATAACGTACTTTTTAGTCACTTCAACTTCCTCATCTTTTCCTTTAATAAAGGGTGCCCAGGGAGCAAATCCAACCTGTCCCTGTTGACCAGTAGGAACAGCAACAATTGGATTTCGAAGAACAATAGACTCTTCTTTTTCTTCAACAAGTTCGGTGATTACATCTTCACCAGACCACATACGAATAACTTTGATTTTCATAGTTTTTTTACTTAAAATTACATTCAACCATTAGTTCAGTTAGAGCCGCCAAAAGGTTGATTTCTTGATCGGCAACAAATGCGATTTGATACTGATACTTAGCAACAATGAGGACAGCAGCAGGAATGCTAGCGTTTTCCAGGGATGTAAGAAGAGCATCGTAAATACGCCTAAGAAGTACACCAGAATCATTGTCCAGATTATTGACGACCCATTTACGTACTTCCGTAAAGTTCTTTTCTTTGAGACTTTTAATGAGATCATTGATATTTACGTCAGAAAAAGAAGCAAGAATAGCAGAGTCAATACTGCCACTAGTTGAGTACCTTTGGCACTCATTTAAAACACGTCTCCAGTCAGGAAAATGCTTATTAATCAGTTCCGCGATAACTTTTGGATCATATTCAATACCCTCTTCCTCAAGAATAGTCCTGAGACGGTTGAAGAAGTTTGTAGCAAGTTCTGCCTTTGCTTTTCCACTAATTGAGAAATCGACAACCGCACACCTTGAGTGGAGTGGTTCGATGATTTTGTTTTTGTAGTTACAGGTGAAGATGAATCTGCAGTTGCTATAAAACGTCTCAATATTTGCCCGTAGAAGGAGTTGTACGTC